TAGCCATAACATCAGGTAGTTCTATTGTTTGCTTTTTTGCTTTAGGTTTGCTCATATTCCAAATGCCTTTCCGTTAAGGTCGCCTGCCTTAGTAAAGGATATATGCAAATGTGAAACGTGAGGGTTAGACCCTTTGTAGACACGCCAAGCCCAGTTTTGACGTGGTGAGGCTATACGGTGTTGGTGAATAATGTAACTAAGTCTTTTGTCGCCCTTGAGTGCTATCATCTTTATATTTTCGGCTAATAGCCACGATTCTTTAGATGAGCCTTTAACAAGGTCTGAGTCAATATCTATAGCACGTACCCAACCTTGTTTATCTGGGTTGTGGTCTGACTTACGTGCGTTGTGTGCTGTGTCGCCTATCCAGCCGTCACTACGTTTATCTCGCTTAGGATACTTGGCGTTTATTTCAGAGCGTAATTGCTCAGCTGCTTTACTTAACCTTGGTTTTGACATTTGGATTCATCGCGCCCATTGAAGCAGCTACGACAGCACCAAGTACAGCTCTGTAATCAAGGGCGAAGTCTGTTGCTTGCCAAGCTGCTAAGAAAGCAATTGCAGCTAAAGAAAATTGTTTGTGGTTAAAGGATTGAAGCAAGTTCATCTTTTGTTAGTCCTGCTATTTCTGCTAACTTTTTGATAGCAGACTCTCTGGCTTCTTGCTTGGCTTTATACTCGGCTTCAAGTAGTGCTTGTTCGGCTTGGTCTTTAGCGCGTTGCTCTAAAAATGCTTCTTTATCAGCACCAGTTAATTCAATGCGTTCATCATCTATTTGAATAAAAACTTTATTTGTTGTAGCCATACACACTCACACTTCCAGTCATATTTACAGGTGAAAAAAAAGTAAATCCAGTATAAGAAGTTGCTTGTTCGTGTGAGCCAGTTCCCATAAATGCTCTTTGAGCACCAGCCGAAGTTCCTCTACTAGATGAAACATTGTAAGTAAGCATTGTTGCTTGGGCTTTGAAAACATTAGCAATTTCTATGTCTGCTAATGCACCTGCTTGACCAAATTCTTGAAAATTAAAAGAAGTTTGATTTTCGCCAATTGTTGCTGATTGTGTTCCAGAGTTTGAAACAATAAAGGACTGAGCATACCAATAATCACTTCCAGTAGAATCTGTGCCACTAACTCTTAATCTAAAATTAAATGAATCAGAACTAGCATTTGTTCCAGCAATAATTATTTTGTAATTATCATAAGTTGCACTAAATACATCATTAACAGATTGACTGGCTACTGCACTAAAACTAGTGGTGTTTAAGAGTACAAGTCCTGCTTTTTTAGTACCCAAAGCATTGTTAAGAGAGGTGTCAATAGAAGACCCAAGAGTACGAATAGCAGAAGCCCCGTCTTTAACAAGTGAGGTATCATCTGGGGTAGTCCAGCCATAATTGGTCGTAGTTGCCATTGTTCTAGTTTATCCTTTTCTTAAGCGACGTCAAGCCACGTCAAGTCATTAGGCAGGTTTTGCCATTGGGTTAATGGGTTATAGTCTTCCCATTGTACATCAAGAGAGCTGTAGATTGAGTTAGAAATTGCTAGATCTAAATCAAGGCTGTTCTTTGATAATGTCCAAGTCCAGCCTTCACAAAAACCTTCAAATACGCCTGACGTAATTATGCCTGTTGGAATGTTAGTAATGGCAATAAGTGTGTCCATTGAAACACCAAGTAATGAATTACGTACAGCATCAGTTATGTTCGGGTTAGATAGGTTTAGAGATACAGAATCTAAGGACACTTTAGGTAAGCCTCTAAGAGCAACTGTTCTAGCAGCTTGTTCCTGTGCGTCTAATTGTTCAGCCAAAATGGTTGGCACAATTTGTTGCAACAAACCATAAGTGTCTATGCTTGTGTCATTCTCAGCTGCTTCTTCGGCAACTGGATCATTGTATTGAATGACTACGCTGTTAATAATGTCGGCTGTTTGTAAACGTGTGGTAAAGCCTGCGCTTGAAAGAATGTCAGCGTCAACGGCTATAGTGTTGGTTCCATAGTTAGTTGAACGTCTCTCAGCATCTGCATAACCGATTAAACCGTCCCCAGTTTCATAAAGGTAGCCCAGTCCTGTTGTGGCTGTAACATCTGTTATTTCATTAGCTTGTTCAACTTGTGCTGATCGTGCTAGCACTTCGTAGCGTCCGTTGTCAATAATGTCTATGCCTTGCACACCATAGTTTTGCCAAGTTTCAAGTGCTGGTAAATCGTTCCAAGTAGTTAAATTACTTAGGTCTTCCCAAGCTGTGTAAAGTGTTTCTTCTAATATTCTTTCAATGCGTTGTCCGTCAAATTCTTGTGGGTAAGATACTGCACCTGCGTAACGTTTAACAAGTAGACCAAGAAAACCTATAGCCTGCACTTGTACTGTGTTTGCATACTGATCGTTTGCCCCAGCACCTTCAAGAGTGTTTTGGACACTTGAAACTTCACCTGTAAACAAATCAACAAACACATTATTTGTGTCTTTAACTTGAATATTTACTACGTCTAATAGGTTAATTGCTGGGCTTGTGCCAGATAAGTTGATAAGTTCAAGGTTGCAATATGAAGGTTGTGTTGGTTCAAAAAAGTCGTTACGTCCTGCTGTGATAGTTGCGTTACTTAAAACTTCATTAGTGTATTCAACGCCAGCAATACGTATTTTAAATGTAGGTGTGTAAATCGGCATTGGTTATCTAAACCCAAAGTTAAATGGCTTTATTCCTGTCGTCTTTAACGCTGTGTTTTGTACTTTAGTAATTGTTCTAGCTGTGCCTTGTGGATCTATAGCACCTTTAACGTTGTTAACAATATTTACAACTGTTGCAGCTGGTTTGTTAAATACAGAGTTAGGGTTGGCTTGTGGTATTAAAGTTGGGTCAATTCTTCTTTGTGATTCTGATTCTGCAAAACGTTGGCTGAAATCAAGAAGTTGTTTGAATGGTCCTAGTACAGCATTTATTGAACCAAGCAAACTATCTATGGCGTTGACCATAGTGGTTAATAAATTAACAAATCTGACAAAACCTGAGTCAGCATTTGTTGCAACATCTAGTTGTCCTGACAAACTGCCAAGACCTGAACCAAGGTTACGTAAAGCTGTTCCAAGATTATAGCCTGCGTCTTCGCCTTTATTTGTCGCTTCTTGAAACATTCCTAATGCTGGTACAACTGATTTCTTTTTACCTGTCAAACCGTCTACAAGTCCTTGTAAAGCAGGTGCAAGAGTATCTGTTGCAAAGCGTGCAAACTTTTCAAGTAATGGTAAAAGAGCTTGCCCTAAACTTTCTTTTGCTTCATCAAGAGAAATCTTGATACGAGCCATACGTCCAGCAAAAGTATTAGCGGCAACATCTGCTTGACCTGCAAAAGTTTCTGATAACGCTTTAACAGCTGCGTCAAAGTCTTTAGATTTAAGAATGTTTTCGTCAAGAGGAACACCAATACGTTTTAATGCGCCAAGGTTGCCGTCATAGGCTTTACCAAGTGCCTCTGTAACTGTGGCAAGGTCTTTACCTGTACCAGCAGCAATATCAAGGGCTAATGTTTGTAGTTTTTGTGCTTTAGTTATGTCTTGTGTTGATCTAACAAGTCTGTCAAGGCTTGGACGTAATTGGTCGTCTGCAACACCTGTAGCTCTTGCTGTTTTGTCAATAAAATCTTCTGTAGCTGCTATCTGTGCATCTGTGGCTTTAGTTGTGTTCTTTAATGTTTGGGCAAGGCTTTTCATAGCCTTTTCGTCTTCTATAGCTGCTTTAACAGCGTCAATACCTATTTTGATAGCCATAGCACCTGCAGCTGCGCCAACGGCTGCAAAAGCCAAAGCACCAGCCTTTAATGCGCCACCAAGTTTATCGCTAAAACTTCTTGTTTCTTTATCGGCTTTATCAAGTCCGTCTATAAATTGTTTTGTGTCAGCAAGTAACGCTAATTTAAGTGTCCTAATATCAGCCATTAAATCCTCTTTGTCCAAGCGTTTCTAATAAGTTCATAACCTGCTAACCATTCTTTTGCAATAGTTGGTTGAAATCTGGCCATAGCAGGATATAACCACCAACCACGATTACCCCGACCTTTGCTAGGTGAGCGACGTGGGAACTGTTTATAGTCCTTAGAACCAAACTCATTACCCATTATCACATATCCAGCACTAAAAGCACTAGAGCCAACTTTGGCACGACCACCAACACTAAAACTTGGTGCTTTATCTGATCTAGATATTTTAATTGAATCTGCTACAGCTATTGCTTGACGCACGTTATATGGTGCGCGACTAGCTGCACCTCTTGCATAATTAGCACCACGTTCAGCCAAATCACTTGCAATCTTTTTCATATCTGTTTTAGCAACGTCGTCCATTTTGCCAAACGCACGTAACAAACCACGATAATCTTTATCAACTTTAACTAACTGAATTGCTTTAGCCATTATTGCGCTCGTTCAATATGTCGATTGCCGTAGCCCACATTTCGGGTTCTGCATTGAGCCAATAATCTGGTGTTATCCCAGTTGCTATTGCTAATTCTACTGCTGTTCGCCCAAGACTTCGGGCTTGGTAAAATTTGCTGTCTCAAAATCAGAAGCTGCAATAGAAATGACTTTGGTTTTCCAAACGTCAAAACTTTCAATCTTCTTTGTAACACGTTGCTGAATTTTGTGACCAAGGAATAAAAGAAGTAAATTGCTTGGCGTGCTTTCTTCCATAAGAACTTTAACAATAGATCTGTTGTTATAAAGTTCTTTTTCTGCCATAGCAAGTTCAATAGGTCTTGTCCACTCATCAAACTTTTCACCTGTTTCTAATTCCCACGAGATTTGTAACTTAAGCATTTTTAATGCCCCTGTTCTTTAGTAGTTGTTAAGCTGTTAGGTCTTCTGTTGGAATTCCTACAACTTGTAGTGATACTGTACAAGTTTGTGCATCTGCACCTGAACCAGAAATACCAGGGTATTGTGGTAGCACTGTTCCAGTTAAAGTCACACCTGTTGTAAGTGTCATAACAAAAGCAAGTGTTGTATCTGGGGCTGATTCTGTTGCATCCCAAAGTGCTTTGTAAAGACTTCCTATTGGTGTTGTTTTACCTGCGTCATTTAAGAATGTAATATCTAAAGTAACGTTGCTGTCAATATATTTGTAGGCTTTGCCTGCAAGGGTATCAAAAGTTAAACGTTCTGTATCAAAGTTGATAGCAGAGTCTAAAATTTGGGTTGAATAATCAACTGAAGCAATTGTTAATTTTAGAGAACGACCACTTAAAATTGTTGTTGTCATTATTGCCTTTCTTAGCCTGTGTAGGCTGTTTGTAGTTGGATTTCAGCAGCTAATAGGTCTGTACTATTAGTTGCTCTAATTCTTGGACTAGATACCGATAATACTATGAAGTTCAAAGGTATTAAAGCCAAGATTGTTTCTATATCATCTTCCAAGTTTTTTAATGCGCTTGGATTTGAGTACGTAGTGCTAACGACTTCTAAAGTTAGTCTGACGTAATAATTTTTGCCATTACCTATAACCATTGGTTCAAGATATGGGTCTGAGGCAAGAATTAAAGCTGCTGGTGGAATAATTATTTCTGGAACGTGATCATAAGCAGAATAATTTGTATTTGAAGTAATTGCTGTTTTAAGGTCTGAACGTAATGTACTTAAAGGCATAATTAACCTACTTGACTATTAGAGTCAATATATTTGCTAATTAAACCTGTAACTTTGTACAAAAGTGTCCGACCCATACGATATGGGGCAGGGGTAAAGTCTAAGGCTTGGGCAGTTCCTGATACTGAAAGTCTTGATTGAAATACGTCAACAGATATTTGTAGCACAGCTTCTTCTATTGCTGCTACACCGTTGTATTGTGATAAATCATTTTCGGCTGCAATACCATTAGGAATAACAGATCTGTAATCTTTATGTACTGGTGCGCTTGTTGTTGTAATTCTAAAAGTGTAATCATCAACTATGGCTGAAATTGTTTTGTTGCCGTTTACGTGTGCTTCAACACCTGATATGGCAACTGTTTGTGTTTCATAAAATTTGTGGGGTCTTGTTGTGTGAATAGTTGTTTCGGTTGCTTTTTCTGAATAGTGTTTATCTATATTAACTTTCCATTGAATAAGAAAATCACCAATAGCGTCTTCTGCTGTGTCAATAATTGCGTCAAGAGCTGCGTCATTGTAAAGGGAAGATGAAACACCAAGTACAGCTCTTAACTGAGCTGCTGTTACTAGTACGGGCATTTCATTTCCTTTCGTTTAGGGTGAGGCTAGCCACAGGGGCGAGACTAGCCTCACGACTTAGTGGTTTATCAGGACTTGTTAAACCAGTTTGCTCCAGCTGCAATTTTTGTAGCTAGTGCGCCATAGCCGTAATAGTTTACGTCTATTTGTCCTGTGTTGATTACGTTGGTGCGTAGGCTCAAACGTGGGCTTTCGTACCAAGTGTATGAATCTGGGTTTAATACGACCATTGAATAATCGCCTAAACCAGTTCCACCTGTTCCAGTCATTGAACGTGAAACGTAAAGTTCTAGACCTGCAATGTTGCCACGTAGGCTTTGTGGTGAAACAGTTCCACCTGCGTTGCTTGGGTTAGAAGCTGTGTAAATTGGGCGACCATTTGATTCTGCGTAACCCATAATTTTGCCCCATTGTTGTGGGCTAACTACAAGGTTGCGTGCAAAGCCAAGAGATGCTGAATAAACAGCTGCTGCTGCTGATGCAACGTAAGAAATCAAACCAGATGCATCTTCAGTTGTTGCAGTTGCGTTTAATGTTCCGTTGTTTGCAACTTCACTCATTACGTATGAATCTGTTGCTTTTGCGTATGCAAATTCCATTTGACGAACAAGTTCATCAAAGAATACAGGTGAAGAACGATCTAATAATTCAACTGACAATGTTTGTTGTCCACCAAATTTTTTAACTGCAACTGATACGAATGAAGAAGCTGTATCTGTTTCGGATAATGCTGCTGCTTCGTCTGCTTGTGCAACTGTTGGTGCTGTTGTAATTTTTGGAATTTCAAATGACATACCTGATGCTGGAAGTGTTGCGCGTGAAATTGCGTCAATAAATCCTCTGTCAGCGTTTGCAATGCCGTTAATTACTTCGGTTGATTGTGGGGTTGGAATAAAGGCTGCGTTGTTACCTGTGGTATCAGCTGCCATTACGTATTGACGTGAATCTTCGTTTCCAAGTGCTGCACGAATGTTGTGTTCTAAGTATGAACCTTTAGAAACAATTGGGCTTCGTGGTGCTGTGAAGATTACAGGACGCGCGTTGCGTTCTTGGGCTTCAACAGCTGGGGTTGCAACAACTTCTGCTGCAACTTCCTCTACTACTTCTGGGGTAACTTCGTTTGACACGATAGTTTCCTCGCTTTCTGTTGGTTGTGAAATATCTGCGCTTGCAGCTACTTCGGTTATTT